CGACTTACAATCTTTCCTTGTTTGTTATATTTGAGTTGTTTCTTAGTTAAACCACCACTCGTTTTCCTAGCATTTCCGTGCATAACTTGTGCTCTAGAACCTATAGATTTTTGGTCGACCATTTATATAATATATATATATATTATATAAAAGAATAAATAATAATTCTAAATAATAATCTTAAACGTATAATTAATGATGTATATTCCATATTATAAGACCAATAATACTAGATATAATGAATAGTGAACATCCGACAATAGATATTTTGTGCACATTTCGTTTATTTTTATTCAAACTTGATAATGATGAAATATTTATAATTGTATATACAATTATTAAACTTATCAAACCACCACTTATTAGATTATATACTAATTTTGATTCAGGCATATATATATATATATATATATATATTTATTTTATAAAAGAATAAACAATAATCCTAAACAATAATCTTAAATGTATAATTAATCTGTTTATTATGATGTATATAGAATGATTCATCTATGTCTTCCACTCTAACATCCTTAACACAAAAACTATCCTCTTCGACATCATATACCTTATGACCACCTATATAATACAATGACTCCGTATTAGAAACATTAAACCCGCATTTTATTTTTCGTGCGTATTTGAATTCTTGTATTTCATATCCAATATCATTATAATAGTTCATCGGTTTAACAATTATTAAATCATCACCTACTATATTATATATCTTCACCATCTCTTCATAAACGTCTTCATCTTCAGTATTCTTATAAAGAATATACAAATAATCCGTGTCTGTATTTAGCAAATCTTCAAAGTTATATTTACGTTCTTCCATTTCCATTTTATCATTCTTAAGCATACTTTGCGCATCAACTTCCATATTATTACTTTGTAAATAACTATAATATGTCGCATTTATCTTAACTAACTCTTCTTTGTCCTCGTTTTGATATTCAAGAATATCCATTGCTGATATTATTATATCTTTATTAAATGATATTGTATCATTCATATTTGGTGTTGTGTTATATATATATACTATATCACCATCCACTAGATTAGATAATCCTTCATTTCTAGTATAAATCTTAACATCCCCATCTATATCAATACATTTAGTTATAAACACTTTATCATCTATATCAATTAAATCTGTATTGAAAGCAGTTTGTAAATTAAGTGTCATTTTATCAATAATACCCAAACTCGTTGTATTAAATTTAATCTCATCATCGGTTATATTCTTAACACTTGAACCATCTTGTATAAGTTTAGTAAAATATGGTTTATCAGATTGTCTAATATCCACAAAATGACTTGGTAATTCATCTACATACAATTTCAAATAAGATGTTATATTAATAGAGGGTAATGTGATATGTATTAACTGAATAGATTTAACATTACTATATATCTCATTAAATATTATATGAAAATTAGAAGGACTGGGGTATAATTCTAAATTACGAAACCGAGAATCGATAGTTATATAATGTGTCTTTACTGGCTGAATATTATTAGATTGAATATTATTAGATTGAATAATACTAGTAGGTTGAATAATACTAGTAGGTTGAATGTTATTATCAACGAGTTTAATTACATTTTCTTTAATACTTTTATCAATTTCAAAATCTTGTATATCCTCTCGTTGGATATCTCCAATTGGTGTAGACATATCATCCGATACACCATTTATATTAAATTCATTTGACCCAAATTCATTTAACCCAATACCCCTTTGTTTAAGCATATCTTCATACGCCTGTTTCTGATCTATTTCTGGATCATCTTCTGCGAAACTAACATTTTTAGGTGTATTCATTGGACGAGATGGATCGATAAGTTTCCTTTCTGATTCGTGATGTTGGAGCAAATCATCGATTGACTCTCTATTATTCTGGTTTATACTAGGCGGTGGCATAAAATCACTTGGATTTGTCTCGGATGAAACTTCTCCATCAAATACACTCTCAACCGACGCTCTGTTTTTTGGAGGTGGTTTAGGTTTAACCATTTTATCACTTATATTTTTAAATGAGAAATCAAGAACTTTTTTATTAAGACTTTGTATATTCGTTTCATTTATATTTTGTATTCTATTATTAATGAATTGGATAACCTGTTTAATATCAGTATCATATTTATCCTGAATATCAATGGATTTTCTTTTAAAAGCACTACGTAATACCGATTTTATAATATTGAAATTTTCATCAGTTGTTAATAAATTCATATATTTTATTTATATGAATATTCTTTTATATTAAGAATAACGACTTTCATTAAGTATAATATATATAAAATATATATGTGTTTATTATAAATGGACGAATATAAAACCAATGTGTTTTCAAGTTTTCCAAATGGAGGTGCCCAACAATTAGAAATGGTTAATCCAACATATGATCAGATGATTATAAAACCACCTGAGAAGAATAAGACACACGGCAAACGAACAACGCGTATAATAGTAGATAGTAGAACAAGAGATAAGATACTTTATCCTGACCCCTCTCAATATTTAATTAAATTAGAATATGAACATCAGGATGTTTCGTCGATTGAATTAACTCAGGCAAATATTCCAAATACTTTCTATAATGTATATGAACATTATGACCCCAAAACAGGTGATTTATTATATGCTAATAATAGGATTTATTATTATGAGACATCTGATTTAACAGAATTAAAAATAGTATGTGTAATGCCGGGTAAATATACAGACCCCGTTGATTTTGTTAATGGATTAAACAATGCGTTTAATAAGGCATTGGGGAACATATCGAGTTCCGAAACTATATTCACATATAATGACATAACACAAAAAATATCTATAACATCGTCTTATTATTTTTATTTTGGTGAAAGAATATTTTGTAATCCAAAGATACAGGAGTATGAATATATAGATAATGGGATGACAAAAACGAGAGCAACAAAATATAGAAATTTTGGTATAGGTGAGTTAACAGGGTTTCTTCCAAATTATGTTTATTCTACCGAAAATAAATTAACAACTGCTCACAATATCCTTGACTTAAATTGTGATAAATATATTATACTTGATATTAGAGAACTACACCGATTAGAAAGTAATTCTGAACCAATCGACGATAAATTCTTAGTTATTCCAATTGATTATGAAAAATGTTCGACAAAGTTAAACATTGGGTCAATCCCAACTCAACGAGAGATTAAATATTATTCAGCACCATTTCCTAGATTAGATAGACTTACTATCAGATTTCTAAGATATAACGGCGACCCACTATTCTTTAATGGTGTAAACCATCTATTAGACTTCAACATAACCGCACTTAATCAACCAGGTAAATATAATGACGGACATAGCGGTACTATGCTAGATTAATAATTATAAAAAGGCAGTCTTTATTTTCTACTACTCGTATCGGTATTCCGAGTGTTCCACCTTGAGAAATATGTATTAATAATATCCATAAACCCTCTATGAGTAGATAATAGGTGTCTATATTCGACTCCAGTACGTGTAATGCCACTAATTCGATTAAGGAACGTCATTGTTGTTGTATAAATAATGAACTATCAATTAATTAATCAATTTTAATTACCTATATTAACATTATATGAAATATAATATTAATAATTATAAAAATAAGATAATAAAAATAGTATCACAAACCATTGACGTAGATTATAAAGAACCATATAAATTAGACAATGCTTCTTCTAGCATCGGAACAGGTTTCTTTATTAAAGATAATTATATTATAACGTGTTCTCATTGTGTCGACGATGCTAAATCTATATATATAGAGATTGCTAGTGAAGGTCATCGCAAATATAAGGTTGAGCTAGTAGGGTTATGTCCTTATTTTGATATAGCACTTCTTAAATCAACAGAATACAAGAGTAAAGAATATTTCAATTTAGAGGATTCTGACAAAGCTGTATCTGGAATAGAGGTAGTAGCCATAGGGTTTCCACTCGGGCAAAATAATATTAAGATAACACGTGGTATAATAAGTGGTCGACAAGACGGAGATATACAGACAGACACCCCTATTAATCCGGGTAATTCGGGTGGTCCATTATTATACAAAAACAAAGTTGTTGGGATTATTAAAAGTATTATAACTAGAAGTAATAATGTCGGGTATGCTATTCCAATAAACAAATATAATATTATAAAAAAGGAGTTATATAATAAGAATGAAATGTTAATATCCAGAACTCCAATGAGTAATCTATTTATTTTCAATAACACAGATGATAATATACTTGCATTAAATGGTGCTAAATCAGGTGTATATATTAATTATATAAGAACGAATAAAAGTGTATTAAAAGCGGGAGATATATTAACTTCTATAAATAAGCATAAGATTGATAATTTCGGTTTTATAAAATCAAAAAAACTAAAAGAAAAAATAAATATATCCGAAATAATAGACAAGACTAAATTAGGAGATAAAGTAGATATTGAATATGTAAGAAATAAGAAACATCTTAAACAATCGTTCATTCTTAATTATAATAAATGTCCTATAAGAAAAATCTATCCTCGATTTGAGAAAATCGATTATGAGATATTAGATGGTTTGGTATTAACGAATATCTCATATAATTATTTACGTAAATTAAATAAGGATGAAGAACTTAATATGCGATTATATAAATATTTCTCTTATAAAAATGAATCAGAATCAGTTATTATCATATCGTGTATATATCCAAATACAAATCTAAGTAATATAGATGTTCTCGAGGAAGGTGATATAATTATAAAAGTAAATAATATTGAAGTACATACTATAGAAGAGTTAAGAAAAGCAGCCGTCAAGTACACGATAATAAAGAAAAAAAAGTATATTTTACTCGAAACAGAATTAAACGAGAAGGTAATTATAGATGTTAAAGAATTTGTAAAAATGGGTAATAATACCCGAAATACATTCAAGTACCCCGAAACTGAATTATTTAAGAAATTAGTTTCTTAATTGTAAATATACATAACAAATAACATATATATATATATATAGAAATGAAACTATTCGTATTAAGACACGAAGAAAGAGGTATAGACCCATTACCATTATCGCCTTTAACATCTGCTGGATTTATTAATAGTATAACGTTAATAAATGATATAGACAAAATAAACCCAGATATAATATATTGTTCTCCATTCTTAAGAGCAATTGAAACTATATATCCATATAGTAGATATCGTAATAAGAAGATTAATATTGAAAATAGTTTATATGAGTATGTTCATGCCCCTGAATTCAAGTATTATAATTATATTCATAGACCAATGGATTTGAATAAAAGTGCATACCAAGAATTAATGACAACTCGTATAAATACGGAATATGAATCATTTTTAAATGTTTATAATATTAATTTTCCAGAAATAGAAGAGAATATATTATCTAGAGTTCATAATTTTATACATAAATTGGAAAGTGATAAGAAGTTGAAAAACAAAACTATATTATTTGTCACACATATGTCAACGATTAATGCCATAAAGTCATACATAACCCCAACTGATTTAGAAGCGGATTTTCATATGGGGAAAATGGAACAGATAATATAATTATCGATTGAAATCACCGCTAGCACTATATCCACGACATTTTCCTTTATCGTGATTAAAAGGTTCATTGCGATGGTCTTTAAACCGAGTGTCTTTTCTCCTATTTTTCCAGTTTGGTATGATTTGATTATTATTAATATTGGTTTTATTAATATTGGTTTTATCAATATTGGTTTTATTAATATTGGTTTTATTAACAACACGACTACTTTCGTTAATATTTATTTTTTGTTTAATAACAGATTTCGACCAGAGTTTCTTATCCTCAGCGCGAAGTCTATTACATTCTTTTCTTGTAATATATTTGTCTAAATCAATCTTAGGGCATTCGGGACATTCAGGGCATCTAGGGCATCTAGGGCAACTAGGGCATTTGGTACATCTACGACATTCAGGGCATTTTGGTATATTACGTTTTAGAATATATTTAGACATATCCCGACAAGGGCATAACATTGACTTTTTAGCATATTCCCGCATATCAGGTCGGGGTGGAATACTTGATTTAAGAACATATTTATCTATATCTTTATTAAGTAATATATCACAATTACGACATTCTTTATTGGAACATCTATGACATGGGTCAGGTCTAGGCGGTCTAGGACCAGGTGGTCTAGGCGGTCTAGGACCAGGTGGTCTAGGCGGTCTAGGACCAGGTGGTCTAGGCGGTCTAGGATGAGGTGGTCCAGGTGGTCTAGGATCAGGTGGGTGTTCTATATTAGAATTACTTGGCAATCCCCTATTATATATCTGAGATGCGCCATCACTGATATCATCTGTTGATGAATTCGCATACATTTCAATTGTAGCATCTTTCCTTAAATGTGATGCTTTATTTCTTTCATAATTTGACACACATCCATTTATATTCTGATGTGAATTATTACACGAAGTATAATCAGCACCAGATACATATTTATCTTCTGGGTCATAATGTTCAACATCATTTTGGTCAACACTCAAACCACCCTCATTTAAATTCTTCGGATGAGCGTATTCATTATTTATAAGTTTGTGTTTATCTCCAGTTGTAGTATTAGTTGAGAATTGTTCTAATTTAACAGGTTTATCAGAACAATATAAACCCAATACTATTAATATAACAACGAGTAATAGAAATAATTTAGATATCATCTATATATAATATATTAAGATATATATTTTTAATTGTAGAATAATAATTGTTCAATGTTATTATACGTAATTTGTTTTTTATATTTATGTAATTTATTATTAATATGATATAATAGCGTGGGATAACTAGTTATATTTAAGTCAATGCATAATTGGTCATTTAAGTTCTTAATATCATAGCAATTTATAGCATACATTTTATAATCAGGACATAGAATTGCGAATTCTATAAATAAATCGTAATGTTGTTTACAGCTTTCGCAATCAGGGGAATATATATATATTAAATATTTATGTTTATGACCTCCTTTTATTAAGGATTGTTTCGTAAAATTTATACGTTTCACCTCTTTAACATATTTGTTTTTAGAATATAAATCTGAATTTGTCATATTTTAATATATATTATATTATATGTTAGATATAAAAAAATGGGAGAGGGCTGATATAGTTTATGCTATTTTATCAATGGCTATATCAATTGTTCTTGTTAGTGTTGTTCTAATTCAACACACCGGGTTATTCGCAAAAACAATTCTTTTTATTGTAATATCAGTATTAATATACTTTGTTCTCAAATATATACAAGAATATAAATCTAAATCAACCGAAAAGTCTGTTTATAAACAAAGTAGTAAAGTGTCTATAAAGACTAGTAACAAAGAAAAAATAGTAGAAGATTTAGAGTCAGATAAGAAAAAATCGGAAGAAGAAGAAGAATCAAATATAGAACATTTTGATAGAATGAGTTCTGAACATCGACCGATTAAAATGGATATGTCTGGACAACATCATCCTCTGGGTCACTCCACTTCTAAGTTGGGTAATGAAGAAGTAGACCATCATCCGAATAATTCTATATATAGGGATACTAAACAGGATTTCTTATTGAGTGAAGAAGAAGAAGAGGAACAACCACCACACCCACATCACGAAGAAGAAGAAGAGGAACAACCACCACATCCACATCACGAAGAAGAAGAAGAGGAACAACCACCATCACCACATCCGCATCACGAAGAAGAAGAGGAACATCCACCACCACATTCGAAATCAGTACATTTGACCCCTTCTAAAATCGGTGAAACTCCAATTAATATAAATATAAGTTATAATACAAGAAATTCCACAAATACGGACGATGTTGTTAATATTAGAGAACGATTTGGAAAACCAGACCAATCAGACCATATATTCAATACTCCAGCGCCGCCAGCACCACCACCACCACCAGCGCCAGAAACAATTAATATGAAGATGAATACTAATGTTCAAAATAAAGTAAAAAGTAATAACCAACTATTAAGTCAGAATAATTCTAATAATAAATATTATAAACCACCAGATAGCAAGTGTCATGGTTCTGCGTGTTCTCCCCAACCACCCCGAAAGGATAAGGTATATAGCGGGCACAATTACGAATATATGAACCCTGATATTCCATTTAATAATTTTGAGAATTGTATGGGTAATAGAAAGAATAAAGAAGTGTGTCCTGTGAGTATTAATCAAAATTGGTCTACGTGGGACCCGCAATATTTAACAGGAGATGATTCCAATAGTAATATGGTTAATTAGATATAAAAAGGATAATGTCAGAACAAGACCCTTCTAGTCGAATTATCTATTCAATGACACCCTAGATTTAAGGATACATGTATTAGTGATTATCGAATCATAGATATTAATGAACTTTCAATATCAGAACTAAAACAATTAGTTCTGATATACAGACCCGTCGTTGTGTAGTGGATTATCTACACCACAATATATGATGGAGCAATCCATTCTACGACTATTGAATTATCAAAAAGACGTCGAGATGAATATGATGAGATATATTTTTCTAGATAAAATTTGAATAAGTATTTATAATATATTATTACAATATGAAAACACTTCGTATTGCCGTCGTCGGAAGTTCTGGTTCATTTCCAGAACTTATCAAGAGTTTCAGTGATGAAGGCTTTCGTGTATTGGTTCAATTTTATCCTACATCTTACGGAACTGACCTTTTCAAACAATCGTATGATGTAATCCTGATTGACGATTACACACGTCATAAGAATCTATTTACCCTATCCCCCCGACAACGATGTCGGGGAAGAGGGTTTATAATATATTAAACTTAAAACTAAACCTATATATACTATATATGCTATCAAATAAAAGTATCCAAACAATCTATCATCTAGCGGACATTCATATTCGTCCTCTTAAAAGACACAATGAATATCGTATTATTTTCGACAAACTTTATAAAAAAATTTCAGAAGACTCTACTAATTCACTCATAGTTATATGCGGTGATATAGTACACGAAAAAGACAAAATCACACCAGAATTGATTATTTTGATTCAAGAATTCATAACCAATTTATCAAATATAACGGATGTTGTTCTCTTTAGTGGTAATCACGATTTAATTGAGAATAATCTAGAGAGAACCCCAAATCTAGAGGCACTAACACCTAAATCGGCGAATATACATTATTTAAAACAAACAGGAGCATATGAATTCGGCAATATAATGTTCTATCTTAAAAGTCTCGAAGACAATAAACCCTTTCCACTTCCACTAACGAATGCTAAAATCAATATCGCATTATATCACGGAATGCTTCAAGAAATAGGACATTCAAATGGTAGTTATTCTACAGCAGACTTCAAACACTTTGACCTAACATTGTTGGGTGATGTACACGAAAGGCAATTTCTAACAGATACAATCGCATATCCGGGTAGTTTAATACAGCAGAACTATGGAGAAGATTATAATAATCACGGATTTATCAAATGGACATTAGAACCTCAAATTAAACATACTATACATAATTTAGAGAATGATTATGGTTATGTTAATATTGAAGTTGTAAATAACAACCCTGTTATTCCAGATACATTGCCTAAATATGCTAATATAAAATATAAGATAACAAATAGCGATAATATCGATGCTATCAAAGACCATATATCAACAAAGACTGACATTCAAAGTTATGAGGTCATTCAATTTAAGAATACACTATCTAAGATTAATTATGATGAGAATTTCTGCAAAAATATAGATGATAAGGATGTTATTAAACGTGAATTGAAAGAGGGGAAGTTGGAGGATATACTAGAATTAGATAAAGAGATTAAATCAGAATGTGATTTCCAACAAGACCAAGACATATCCAAATATAAATGGTCCATTAAGAGCCTTGAGTTTATGAATTTATTCATTTACGGCGGGAACATTAAAAATAAAATTATTTTCGAAGAAAAAGATGGTGTTATCGGGATTTTAGGTAATAATGCGATTGGTAAAAGTACGATTTTCAACATTATATTATTTGCTCTATATGATAAGATTTCAACAGAATATAATATTACAAATGTTCTCAATAAAGATAGTAAAAAACTATATATTAAATTGGAATTCACTATAGGAAATGTATTATATACTCTTGAAAAATCGGGTAGTGTTCAAAAAACAAAGAATGGCACGTCATCTAAATATATCACACATCTTTATAAGACAGACCACGAAAGCACTATGGTTAATCTAAATGGTAAGGATAAAAATAAGACACAGCAGATTATCAACGAACTACTCGGAGATAGAGATACATTCATACTATGTAATATGGTTTCTAATTCACTAGCAACATCAATTCTTTCAATGAGTAACCCAGAGATTATTAAATCTCTATCATCGTTATTGTATTTAGATAAATATGAGGATTTGTATAAGAATGTATCTCTTAAATTAAAAACTATAACAAGTGAATATAATACAAACCAAGGGAAATTATCTATGTATAAGAATTCGCCCGATAAACAACTTACATTGACAACAAATACGATTGAAGACTTAAAAAATAAATTATCTAAAATCCAAATAGCAGTGGACGGATATAAAGTAAAAATGGATAAAATTGATATTACAAAATATGAAACACTTATTAAATCAAAGAGACTTGAAATTAAGTATATTAATACAACTCTTAAATTATATAATATTGATAAATTGCTAAGTGAATACAACGAACTAAAAACATTACCTGAAATAGATTCATCTAAGCTTACCCACCATTATATTGATTCGTTATATAAGTCAAAAATTCACATTGAACTATTGATCCATCCGATTAAAGTAAGTTCGTCTAAATCACAAACAACACCACAACAACTAACAACTATCGACAAACTAACAATTCAACAACTTAATACTATCATTTATGAGTTACACGATAGGGTAATCAATAATACTGGAAAACTGGATAAATATGATAATAAGCAACTCAAGCACATTAAGAAGGTTTATCAAACAATGTCGTATGATGAGTTGTGTGAAGAAAGAAATAAATTACCTATCATTCAGATAGAAGATAAGAAGGACGTAAAAACGTTTTATAAGAAAACATTAATCGGTCTTAGAGAAACACTGAAGACAACGGAGAGTATAGTATATAATAATAGTTGTTTAATCGCAACAAAAGCAAGTAGTCTAAAGAATGATCTAAAGAATATTGTAAATTATCAATTATCGCAGAATTTATATGATGATATATATACTCTATTAGATAGTATTAAATCGGTGGAGCAATTGGAAAAATACGAAAAAGATATTGTTTCAATTAAAGAGCGAATTAATTCATTGGAGGAAATTGAAAAATCAAATCAGGTAATAATCATTAATAATAGCCATATAGATAAACAAAAGAAACAAAATGATAAAAATGAAAAAGAATGTGATAAGATTGATAATGCGATAGTTAGTTTATTGACTAAAAGTATTGTGAAAGATAAGGTTCTGTTAGATAGTTATGTTCGTGGATATAATAATAAACAACAAGAATGTCTAAAAATAAATGAAGCATTAGACAAAGAGATTCAACTTATATGTAGTTATAAGAGAAGACTTGAATTAGAAGGTGAAATCCAAGCATATAATAATACAAAGAAACAAATTGAAGAGAATAAGGAAATTAGAGAACATAATGATAAAATAGAAGATGAAATCCGTAAATATGAAGACCTTATTGATGAGAAAATTTTAATAATTCAGAAATATAAGAATAAGATTCACTCACTTGAAACAGAGGAACAGCAATATAAGACTTCCCTTGTATATGAAGAAGCAACATTTAATGCATTACAAACAAGTATCGGTGAAAAGACTGACTTGGAGAATTTACAATCAATTATAGCAAATAAGATATCATTATATAGAGAGTATAAGCGACTGACAGATAAGAAATGTATTCCATCGATATTACTACAGGAGAAGATTAAGTTTATTGAAGAGGATGTAAATAATTATTTGGTTGATATGGTTGGATATAGTATTAAGATGTATATAGATGATAAATCTAAATTTAATATTGATATACATAAGAATGGCAATATACTAAAACCATATATGTGTAGCGGGTATGAAACATTTATATTAAATATTGTTATCAAACAGAGTCTTAATAAGTATTGTTATAACACAAAGAGTAATATATTTTGTATAGATGAAGGACTGGATTGTATTGATGATACAAATCTCAATAAATTTGAAAGTTTAATTAAACGACTAAACCAGAATTATGATAATATAATCCTTATATCGCAGATAGATCGTATTCGTAAATTTATTAATTCCGAAGTGGTGATTACAAATAATGGAAAATATTCATTCATCAAATAAATACTAGATAAAAGAAATACTATATACTATATATATGTCAAAACGCACTCGTTATAATTCTATTAATGAATGTTGTTCTCATATGGAGCAACTTCGATTACACGCAAATATATCACATTGCCCTATAATAGAATCACCTGATATGAAAGTTGATTCTATATATAGTAAGATAGAACAAGTTGAATTATCTATAGCAAATAGATTAGATACTATAGACAATAATATAAAGAACGTTGAGTCCAAATTGGATAAACTCGTTAATTTAATATTAACGATGTCAGATACTCATCAAAAAATATACCCCTCGTATGTTATATAATTACTCTAAATGTGTTTTAACTAAAATTCAAATTATTTAGGACACCTAGTTATTAATGTTATCCTGATTACTTTTATGGAAAACAATACATTCTTTATACAATTCAATAATGTGTTTACATTTATCAATATTTTCGTTTGGTAAAATACCTTGAACACATGTATTATATTCATCTAATATGTCTTGGTATGAATATTTTTTATTAATTTTGTTATTTCTATAAAACCCAAATCCATCAAATATGGAAGTTCTTATATTTGAGCATCGGTTGTCTGTCATATAATAATATATATTATTAAGATAATTATTTTTTTTAAACTTTTCAAAATTATAATATATGTATATATTATAATGAGTCCACCCACATTAATTCAAAGTCTAACAATAACCAATACTTCAATAACTATCGGATATAAAGCCGGAACAGATATTAAATC